CCCGTTCCAATAGAACGTGTTAGGGTTGACGGGTATGACCTCTCTAATATCTTCTGCGCTGCCGGAGCGCAGGAACTTTTCTAGCCGAGCGATCTGCTTCTTAGCCTTGCCAAGGATCTCTGTTGGATCGCCGTCTTCAAGCATGTTGGTTTTCTTTGATGACACATAAAGAAACTTGACCACCTGATTGCCTCGGGCCTTCTGGTAGATCGCGCGTTGCAGTTGATGCTCTGGAGACATCTTGCTTGGAATGCGGCCTGTTGTTTTTAGATCGATGACAACGCCGTGATCGGGGAAGACAAAGTCAAGGTAGCCGATCACAGGGATCTCGAAGTCATCTGTCTTGGCTGTGATGCTGATCTTTGTTTGCCCGTCTTCAGGAAACTCAGGCTTGCCGTAATGCTCAAGCTCTTGAAGTGTCAGCTCCATGCACGGCTCAATCATGGCGCGCTCTTTGGTGATCTTTTCGTCGGCCATGAAGAACATGCTGTCAAACTTTTCCAATGCCTGATCCAGCGCGCCGGCCTTGTGCAGCTTGCCGGTCAGCGTGTTGGCAACGGCATCCTCTGTGCATATGCCACGCATTGCAGCGGCGCCCATAGGTGTGCGCTTCTTGAATAGGTATGACGCAACCCAAACGTCTGGAGCGTTGGCCCAGAGGTTGATTGATGATGCCGACAGGTGCTTGATGCCGTGCTTTTCAAAACCATTCATGCTGTTAGCTTTCCATAAAGGGCCAAGAGACAGGCCTCACTTCTGCCATCGTCTTTGACACGTTTAAACAGGTCAGCCTGCGCAGGCCATCTCTGGCTGGCAAGTGATCGGCTGAGTCCTTTGTCTTTGTTGAGGCCAAGGTAAGACTTCCACTTGGACGGAGTAACCAATGTCATTGGCAGCTTGTGTGCTGCGATTGCCATCTGAGTGGCGCCGTAGGCTTGGCCGAATCTAAACATGCTACTGACACCGTTGCCTCTGACGGCACTGACCTGCTCCAATATAACGTGGTGCGGCTCATCACCTTCTGGCTTTACGATTTCGTGCAGCTCGTAAAGGTTCAGCTCTGTCTTGCCTTTGATGTTTTTGTAAACCGGCATGTCATGCACCTCGACGCTGTTGCTGTCAGGCCAGTAGAATGCAATCGCGCCAGAGAAGCCGGGGTCTATGCCGACAAAGACTGTCATACTTGATCTCGGATTTTAATGCCATTGAAGTTAAGAAAGAAGAAGATTGCTTCCTCTGTTAGATCGCGCAGGGTTGGGTCTTGCCCATCCATCTTTGCCCGATTCTCTTGCAGAACGCGCATGCCGTCAGCAAGCTCACACTTAATGCGGTGGTTCCACTGCTCTTTCTTCTGTTTCATAGTTCCCCCAGGGTTGCTAGTCATTCACCATACATAGTGCTAGCAATTATTTTTATCAAGTGTAATTTTTTGCTAGCAAGGGTATTGCAAAGTTGCTAGCAAGCTTTTATATGTAATGTATAGAAACAAACTGGGAGAACCACATGCACTTTGACAACGCAGTATCAATCTATCAGCAGCGCATAGACGCTATATTCCGCAAAGATAATTACCTTGCGGAACGCCTGTTTGAAAAATTCCAATGGGCCTGCCGTCAGCACTGCAAGCAAACTGGCGATAGATACCTTAAGACATGCTACGCGGCAATTGATCGTGCTTGAGTTCTTTACTTACAGCGGGATTGCAACTGGTTTGCTGTCCTGCCTTATTGCCTATGTAGCATTCAAAGGCATGGGGGCTTTGGCAGAAACAAGCATTGTTTTGTTTATTGCCGCTGTTCATGTCGCCATTATTATCGTTGGCGTAGACTTAATATAAAAGGAGAGCCACATGACAATCGACGAAATCAAATCCGCAATTGCCAAAGAGACCAGTTTCATTGACAATAAATTAAAGGTCATTGACGAACTGAAAAAATACTATGGAGAAGGTGTCCGATCATCATCGGCCAGCGCCGACATAGGATTGGAAGCAGCTATGCTGCAAACCGCAATTGCAACCCGCAAAAACTTTGAGCAGTTATTGAAGGAAATGACAGATGAAAGCTGATTGGGAAGACTATGTAATTATCATTAGCGCGTTTGTCGCTGCAAACGTATGGATCGCAGGCATTGTATGGGGGTGGTGGTGAGCGAACTATCCCCTGCCGAGCAGGCCATACTGCAATACCTGCGCACTCAAGTGGATCGCTTGCAAGACGAGCGGTATCGGCAGGACGCAAGGCCGAGCATTGCCAATGAGCTTCAGATTGCCCAGCGGGATTTAAAGAAATACACATCTGACCTTAGAAAAAAAGGATACAATATATAATGGTCAAAGTAGTAGACGTTGAAATCAACGCCACCGCATTTAAAAGAGCATTTAAGCGTGAGCCGACTGAGGCAGAGATAGGCGCCCTTATGCGGTTGAATGCCAAAAGAAACGAAGGTCAATCTGGTGGCAAGAATACAATTGAAAAGATTGACAGGCGCATAGCGTCAGCATCTAAGGCTCGGGAATACATTAAAGGCCAGCCTCTCAAGCATAACATTGTAGTCACCCGCACGGCGTGGTCTATTAACTACTTGCTCAAGCTAGACTTGAACAAGTCACAAATCATGGACGTTCTGCACATAACCGAAAAAGCTTACGACCGAGCGGTTACACAATACAACCTGCCGCGTGACGGAATTGAAAGGAACTTTAAAAATGACAAGAGATGAAATACTAAAAGAAGCCGCGCGCATCATTAGCTCAGATCGGGCAAAAGATTACGGGCCGGCAGATGAATCGTTTGCGCGGATTGCTCGGCTCTGGACAGCCTATCTTGATGTGGCTGTTAGCCCTATGGATGTTGCCAACATGTTTGTACTGAGTAAGGTGCAGCGCACCCTTACGTCACCCGCGAAGACCGATACATGGCTAGACATCTGCGGCTATGCGGCATTGGGTGGGGAGATGATGACAAATGAAAAGTAAATTCACAGAACACGAGGTTCACATTGCCGGCTTGATCGGCGCCATTGTGGGCTTTTTATCTGGTGCAGCCCTTATGACTTTGGTTGCCATTATATTTTAAGTGATCGTGTGAGTGGCCGCTGTAACTAATGTGACGCATTTGATAGAGCGCGACCAACAACAAACCGACCAAGCCCCGTGGCATCGAATGGTTGTATGTTAGTGGAAAGCCACCCACTAGAGATTTATAACAGCGCATAAAATTGCTTCAAGCTTTTTATGCGCTGTTTTTCTTTTTATTCATCGTTGAGATCCGCTTGCCTTTGGCGACAGCCTCGCTCTTTGATGATGCACCCCAGGCCTTCAAAGATTTAAGAAGCGGCGTGTCTGTGCCGTCCTTCTTCTTTGTCGGCCCAGGCATATTGCCCATGCGTTGCAGGAAGGCTGCGCGCCGGCCACTGTTGCCGGTTCTTTCTGGTGGCCGGCTCATGCTAGGCAGTCCTATTCATCATTGACTTTTTTTTCTTAGCGGTCTTCTCGCTATCTTTAAAAGCCTGCGCTGTTGGTGCGCCTGGTGATCCAGGCTTACGCATCTTCTCGCCAGAGCCAGCGGCAATGCGCTTTTTCTTTTTGTGAATGTTTGAGTACAAACCATCTTTAGCCATTTGCCATCTCCAATGCTGTTTCTAGCGTTTCCTTGTTGCGGCGCGTCCATCCTTTGCCAAAAGTCTCAAAGGTTTTTAGGCGCTCATAAAACTTCTGCCGCGTATGATACACAGATTCTATAATTTCTCTAGGGTCTTTATCAGCCACAGCCTGCAAGGTCATAGGCCCGATTGCGCCGTCTTGCTTTGCCGCAACAGCACGTTGAATAGCCTTGGCTGGCCGACCGCTGCCGGAATTAACAGCCCAATCAAACGCGCACCAGTCAACCCCACCAGGGAGATCGTCACCGCGCACCTTATCCCAATAGTTTTTCTTATAGATCGGAGCCACATCATCAGGTGTTAGATCGCGCATCTCTTGCTCAGTGCTTTCTCGGCCAATCCATTTGTCATAAACAGCCTTAGTGACACCGAGGTTTGTCATACCACCCGGATCTTTCGGATGATTTACAAAGCCGCCTTCATGCTTGAGAAGCATTCTTAAACAATGTCCAAAGTTATCTTTCATGTCATTTCCTTCCAAAGAATTTAGTTGCACCACGGATGCCGAAGCTGGCGCTCACGATGGCGCCCAAGGTGTAGCGATAGTAATCGGGCATGGCATTGAGTGCAGTGAAACCATCCGCGACTATATCACGACCCCACTCACCACAGAAGGCCAGCACAAGCGGCACAGAGAACAAAATTGTGAGCCATTCATCTTTCCAGCTATCGCGCGAACCTTCGGCCATGACCTTTTCCCAATCGGCCTCTGACGTAGCCTGTGACAGCATTATCTGCGCTTGGGCTTCCGCCTTGGCGACCTTGGCTTTTGTTTCAGCGGCCTTCTGTTCCATCTTGCCTTGGACAATGCCACCGACAATGCTGGTTACTGGGCCTAACAACGATCCTAACATTTACCCGTCTTTCTTAGCTTGGTAGGCATTGGCACCGAAGAACGCACCCAAGATTAAACTGGTCGCTGGGAAGTAGATGGTTGCCATGCTGCCTAAGATGTCAGAGGCGGCGTCTAGGCCTAGATAGCTGGAGATAATCACAAAGAACGGATAGCCAAGCATGCCAGCCAGAACCCACCAGATCATTTTGCGAGACTGGTCGCGTTGCGCGTTGTCGTCTTCGATACGCATCCGGCGATCTTCAAGCATCATCGCTTTTTCTTCTGGGTCTAGCTGCCCGTTACCATTAAGATCATAGTCTTGCATTTTTCAGCTCCTAATCGGCTAAAGGATTGTCCAGCGCCCGCTGAAGTTTATTCGTCAGGCGGTCTTCAAGTTCTTTCATGTCCGCGTCTTGACTACTTCTAACACGTTCCCTTTGATTTTCAAACCTAACGTCAGCGGCGTCTATCATAGCGCGAATGTCGGACATGTTTTCAGCAATAAGTCTGCGGACTTCTGTTTCAAGACTTCTAACAGATATATCAACACGATCCTCAATAGATCGTACTGTTCCGTCAATTCGGTCTACCTGCTGTTCAATTCTCAACAGATCATCTTTAAGACCGTTTTTAATGTCTCTAGAGTATTCAACAGCCTCTTCAACCTTCTCCGCCATGCCGGAAACCTTTGCGTCCATGACTTCCATTTGCTGTTGGTATGCGCCGAGGTCCAGGCCAGCGACCTCTTCGATCTTTTGATAGAGTACAAAGCCACCGTACAAGCCGCCGACAATGGTAGATATAAATGCAAAAATTGCAGCCACGGAGGCAAAGGTAAACTTAAAGCCGCCAGCCTTGATCTCGCGGTCAGCGAGGCCATCTATGTCATCGGCCACTTTTGTTAGGTCAGTCAATTCTCAA